ATGCGCTACCGGTTCGAAGGAAAGGAAAAGACGCTGGTCATCGGTCCCTATCCGCAAATCTCTCTTACCGAAGCCAGGGCAAAACAGTCTGACGCGAAAATGAAGCTGCTTGCTGGCGTGGACCCATCAGAACAGAAACAGGCTATAAAGAAGAAGGAAAAGGAAGAAGTATCTGATTCGTTCGGTGATATCTTCAGGGAGTGGCATGCTCATAAATCGAAGGTATGGTCGAAAGGATATGCTGACGAAATGATGAACATGTTCACTGACGATATATTGCCGCTCATCGGACATCTGAGAATGGAAGAGGTGGAGCCGATGATGCTACTGAAGGTGATCAGGCTATTTGAGGACAGAGGGGCGATGGAACGGGCTGATAAGGCTCGTCGCAGGTGTGGCGAGGTTTTCAGCTACGCAATAGTAACCGGAAGAGCTAAATATAATCCGGCTCCAGACCTTGTTGGGGCAATGAAGGGTTACAGAAAAAACAACTACCCTTTCCTACCTATGCATCGCATTCACGAATTCCAGAGGGCGCTGAATGGGTATGGAGGCTGGGTTATAGGTAAGATTGCTGCTCAAGTTCTTCACTATACAGCAATGCGAACAGTGGAGTTACGTTCGTTGGTATGGTCAGGAATTGACTTTGAAAACAGGCTGATCACCGTTGACCCTGAAGTCATGAAAGGAAGAAAACTGCATGTCGTTCCAATGTCAGAGCAAGTTACAGCGCTTTTCAAATTCCTGCAACAAATCACCGGACAGTACGAACTTTGCTTCCCGGGAAGGAATGACAGGAAGAAGCCAATCAGCGAAAATGCCGTCCTTGGTGTAATCCGCGGCATAGGATATGAAGGGCAGACATGCGGACACGGTTTCAGACATCAATTCAGCACGGTACTCAACGAGAAGCACTGGAACAGCGACGCAATAGAGATGCAGCTGGCACACGTAAGCGGCGGGACGCGCTCAGTTTACAACCATGCTGCATATCTGGCTACCCGCAGAGAAATGATGCAATTTTGGGCGTACTGGCTTGATGAGAAGGTGACGTAATACCACCAAAGCAAATTATGAAGCAGGGAACTTTCTGTACAGCGTCGACAGCCCCACATCATAAATAATCGCTACACATTATTACCATCTGTCCGCCATTCTTTCATCCTGGCTTCCTCCATAGCGATACGAGTAGCCTCTTGTTTCTTATTCCAGATGCTGTTTTCCGGCATTTCCACACGTACAGACACAAATGAATCGGCCGGAATATCGACTGGCTCACCGTCCGCCACAGTCTCAGTGAACACGCCGTCATTATCAGTATTCCCTATTCTGTTCTGAGCAAAAGTAGGCGCGGAGGGATGAACCCGGTGAAACGTTCTGACCAGTATCGAGCCATCAGCATTGACTTTGTAGTCCAGCCAGATGCGGGGTTGCTTGTTTCTGTCTACCGGAATTTCAAAACCTCCATCGATCCCTCCCCATGCTGCATCTGCATTAAGGCCAGTGCACCCCTCGATAAGGTACTCGCCAGTCTGTATCCTGGTTACGACCACCCCCTCTGATTCATCATTCGTTTCATAACCTCCATCAGAGAAAATTCTGACAACCGGCGATGCCTGTTTAATAAATCCATTACCATCAACGACAGTGTTGTTATTATCCCATAGCAACCTCACTACCATACGGCCCGCAGACTCACTACCTGATGCCACCGCAATTTTCCCCGCATGGCTATACGGCAACGATAATGATGACCAGGTATCCCCGGTTCCAACCCATATGGTCGGGCTGTATTGCGCAATACTTTGATCACCGTCGCCAAGAAAACCATTATTTCGATATGTCCTGAGTCCGCTACCTGACATTGCGACCTGAACTGCACCAAAGTCATTGACTTCAAATGCATAGGCACCATCTTTGGCACCAATACCAAAAGACCCAACCGTCATTATGTCACCGGAATTTAACCCAGTGTTTTTCGAAGCAGCAGAACCGAGATCACTGGCGTTGGCCTTTTTATTTAGTTCTGTCGTAATGCCATTCCACGCAGGGCCGTTCCACGCAGAACCATCAGGTAACTTGACTGTTATGTTGCCGGTTCCACTAAAAATGCTTTGCCAGTTCTGCTTATCGTAATTCAGTCCTCGCAATGCCTCAGCGCTTTGAGCCACCAAGGCAGCCGTGACCATGTTCAAAGCAACACGAGGCACGGCAGACCACGCAGCGCCGGATTGTGTCGGGCCTGTGTAAACACTAACCAGCGTCAGTGATGTATTGTTATTTACTGCTTTAACCGGAAGTGTATAAGGGATGCCGCCGACAGTTACGACAATAAAATCGCCAGCAGCAAGTTCTGCTGTAAACGCTGTGCCGCTGCCAGTAACAGCATCTGTGTTATTGGTAAGAGTTAAGGTTCCTGCTGACATGAATATTTCCTCAATACATATCCGGAAGGACAAGAATTGGCATATTGATATTTTGATTAAATGTCATATCAAATCTGTTGTCATTGTAATTACCAACAACCTGATTATACGCTGACCGGATGCTTCCACCTGACATTACCACGCCCTTTTTCCTTATATTAAAATATCCATCCACTCGTCTTGACTGCGCACCTGTAAATACTATCTGGCAATATTTATCACCTATGTATTGATTATTGTCTGTTACCGTTAGCTGCTGGTCATATACAAATGGGCGCTTCACTGTTGAAAATGTCACCTGCCCAGCCGAATTAGTCATGGTAATGCCATCACCGGCTACAGGCGCGGTATTATTGAAAATTACCAGTTCCATTGTTACAGATGCGGAAACATCATCCCGTCCTGAGTAATTGATGTCTCTTACAATAATATTTGCTCCGTCAAATCCTACAGACACATTATTGTTATCCCACTTCCCGAATGGTATTCCTGATACGGGAAGCGCCATCGAGCCGTTGACTGTCACCGTGCCAACATAAGCACATGTCATTAATCTTGCCTGATTCGAAATTGCAGTGAAATCAGTAGAGTTGGAAACGATAAGTCCTTCGTTGTAAGTAGCAGCAGGGAGAATTTCAAATACAGTTCCTGCCCAGTTTGGTATTCGCTGGTAGTTTCCCCTGTTTGTACCGTTAACAGTCACACCGTTGTCTCCGTTTCTTGTAACGGATGTCATATATATCGGTAAAACTATCCATGTCTGATTGTCTGCGAACTCCTGAACGTCAACCGGACGTGTCGGTAAAACAAAAACTGTGGAGCCTGACGTTAATGGAGTATTAACCTGAAACTGGTTTGCCCCCGTACCGTAACCAGCAAAACTTGTGCAGAATGACGGGGCACGGAGCCCCGCTGTAATCGCCATCACAGGACGGCCATCGTTGTAATCTATCAGTATTCCTTCTGGCATATTTCACCTTATGTCCAGCGACCAACAACAACGCGACCACCTCCTGAGAGATTTACTGTGATCCCATTGCCGTCAATGCGAGTAACGTTATTCACTCCGTTAAATGCAAATTCACCGCTGTCTGCATAGAGTTTCCCATGGAATTCTGGGCTACCAGATTTTGGTAAATTCCATCCGCGTCCACCACCACCGGGGATAAAGTTTGCAGACTGAAGTGAATCGGTAATTTTCGCAAAATCGATGGATGCTTCCTGAATTAATGCGCTACGAATAAATACCTGTCCGTTATAGACGAAGAATGCAGCCTGCCAGTTACCAGGATTATTCCCTGAGTAAATACCGAACTGGTCAGCAGCAAAAACAATTGTGGATTTATAAGAGTTACCATCAGGATCAATAGACATGCCTAATCCGGTATTATATTTCACACCATTCCTGATAATTCCCATGTTCAGCGTATAAGAGGCTTTGGCTGTCCCATCGCTATTTACCTCGGCTGTCATCTTCTGATTAACTGCTGAGGTGAGACTACCGTCAGGGCCAATTTGGGACTGAACATAAGTCGACAAATCTGCTAATCCTTTCTCAGCAGTCGCGACTGTCGTTTTAACAACCATGATATCGGCACGCACTTCACCGTATTGCTGATACTGATGCTCAACTGTACCGTGGTTCGCCAGCGCATCTTCCATGATGCCTTCGAGATTGGTATCGACCCCATCTTTAACATTCTGGAATGCATCAGATTTTTGGATGCCGTCATCAATAAGATCCATCAATCCACCGGTATCCATCGAGCACAGTGCTGGGACCTCAACAAATGCTGATGCACCGAAAGCGTTAATCGTCCTGATGTACCAGTAATAGGTGTGACCTGCCTGTAACTGGTTGCTGGTCCATGTGGTACCAACGCCCTCTCTGCTGGAATTTCCTTCAACAGTTGAAGTGGATGTATCTGGGAGTTTTGACTCCCCTGACGTCCAGAAATCAAACTGCGTGGAAACATTGGTTATGGACGCAAGCCTGGGGATCATCGTGACTGCAAAGAACCCCTGCTCAATATCGACGTGCGATGGCGGCGGAGGCGCTTCAATGCTGAACTCCAGATAACCTTCTGGCGACTCTGCCCCCATCTGGTTTACTGCAATAACGTGTGCTGTGTAGGTGTTTTTCGGTAACCCGGTAAGACGCGTGAACGTCCCCGGAACCTGAACGGACATGACCATCTGACCATTACGGCGAATGATCACTTTGTTGTAGACCACCTGTCCGATATTCTGCCAGGACAAAATGCCCTGTACGACCTGGCCAATTTCTTCCACGGTGTATTTCAGGTTCTGCGGCTGCGCCACACCGCCGGACGGTAACTGCGTGAATGGTGGCCGCTCTACAGGCTTACCGATGGCGTCACCCCAGACATCAGCGGTTTCCTGTTTCAGCGTTAGCTGGACGCCATTCTGCACGCCAAACTTCCAGTCGGTAACGCGCATCTCTACGTTGACGATACCCAGTGACGGGAAATTCACCTTCACATACATTCCCGGTCGGTAACGGTACCCGCTCAGATTTAACGTTACGTTCATGGTTCTGGCGATACGGGTGCGCTTTAACTTCACGTCTGCCAGACGCTGGGCCTGAAATTCAGAGGTCACAAATCGCAGCTTCATATCCTGCGATATTTCTACTCCGTCTTCCGTCACCCATTCACCGACAGACACAGAGGGGAAATCCGCTTCGGTATACCCCTGTTGCGGATCGACAAATGTCCCCTTGATGGTGTTAACACGTTCCGCCTGAGTGACTTCCGGCATGATTTCGATATCACCGGCCAGCTGGCTTTCAGTGATCACCTCTGTAGCAGGGCCATAATAGGCCCCGACCAGAAGACCATGTTTACCCGCGGTATACGTTACATCCCCGGCGCATGCCGCCAGCATCCCTTCCAGAATACTGACCTTGTTTTCGCTAAGGTCGAATTCCCCGTTAATCGTGTAACGTTTTTCAACGGTATTGGCGCCGGTGATCACCTCCTCATCGCAGATGTTGGCCGCTTCCTGAAACTGATCCCAGTTAATATCTGAGTCAGGCACTTTCAGGTAGTTTCGGTAGTAGTCGAGAATTACCAGGGCGGCATTATTGCTGTATTCAGTCAGCCCGGTTCGCGGGTCGTAAACCTCTCGACCAAACTTTTCAACCTTGATATTAGGGATACCGGAAGGGAATTTTTCAGCGTTAAATTTCAGTGATACGCGCAGCCAAGTGATCCCCTTACCAATCATGTCCTCTTTCCATGACGGGCAGTTCTCCAGCATGTAAGGGTCCGCCGTCTGGCGGTTGGTGTGCAGCTCGAAAAAGGCATGCTCAGGATAGCTACTGATCGGCTCATCACCCAGCCAGACAGTCTGAACACCGGATAACGGATGTCCCGCCAGAGCAATGGCCAGATGCAGCATTTCGCCGTCATCCTGTTCGCCAGCCTGCTCTTCAGAAAAAAACAGTGTTCCGGCTGTCGTAGTACGCCCATAAACAACAGTTTTCGCACTCGCAGCGGCACGCAGAACCTGTTTACGTTCAGATGTATCACGGTAGGAATTCAGCGACGGGGTCTTGGTCAGTGCCTGGGTGGCAATCTGTGCGGCGACGGTGATAACCATCGCAATGGCATACATTTCATTTGCCGCCGCCACACCTGCGGCAATGGTGGCAACAACAGGAACAGCAGCAGGCATTAACGCACCCTCCAGACACTCAGCGGTTTAACCCGCAGACTGACAAGACCATTTTCGCCAGGCACCCACACTACGCCGGAATACACCACCCCGGCACACCGCGCCCCGGCATTTTCAACAACGGCAATATCCCCACGCTGCGCCAGTTTCACCGGCACCTCGTCGAGATAACGGGCCAGCACCTTTTCAAGCGAACCGCCGCCGCGCAATATCGCCTTTTTCGCCCCATGCTCACTGTCGTAGGTTCCGCGCCAGCCTGCCGCAAAATCCTCGCCGCACATGGCCTGAGCGCAGTCCGCCGCGAACAGGCAGCAGTCATGACTGCCCCATAAAAAAGGCCGCTTTTCAGCAGCCCTTATTACGGTGATTAATCTGTTATGCCAGTCCGGATGCTTCATGCTTCCTCACTTATAGGTAAATCCTGGCGCATCTTTTTTACTGCCCCAGTAAATCGAACGTTCAGACATCTGCGCCACATACCGGAATATGCGGTCGCCGGGATAAGCAGCCTGCTGCGATTCATCGGTATAGCGATCCGGGAACGGACGCTGCCAGTCTTCAAAAATATTACTGATGGTGTACTGCAGGGCGTTCTTCCCGCCAGCGGTCGCCCCTGTGCTGGATACGCGCCCTTTGAACAGGAGATCGGCCACCTGGACAACACCGTTGTCATCCATAGCAACCAGATAAATTTCGGCGTTTCTGCCCACACAGCGTTCATTCAGCATGGTGGCAAAGAGGGCCATATCCAGACCTGAGAGGGTCATTTTGACCTGCGTGGGGCTGGTCGTGCTGGTTTCACTGGCATCATCAACGGAGCCCATGCGTCCCATGCCGTAATAAACATAACCACCAATAACCAGCGTCCCGGTACCGGAATGCACATAGACGGTACCAGATTCAAACTGAATATTGGCGGCGATCGCTACCGTCACCCTGTCGCGGGATAACCAGTCCACCATCGAATCAGAAAAGGGGGAATACAGCATTAAAATGCCTCCTCAAGCTCCAGCGTATAACTGGTAAAAACACCCGGCACACGGTTACCGGCCCCCTGCTGGTTATCCTTCAGTTTGAAAATGCCGTAGGGTTTCGCGACCTCAATGACAGCATTAGCAGGAGGCGAACTACGCAACATCGGCGCAAATACAATCATTGCGGTACCGTTCGCCGAGCTCGTCACGTCGGCTGTAACCATCTTCAGCTCATCGTTAACAGTGAAATAATCGCCCTGTCTGAGCACCACTGTTCCCGGCGTCCACCCCTTACTCTGAAGCTTGGTTCCGGTCTGATTAGCGCCATCAACAACAGGCACGCCCGCTGGTGTTCTGCCACTTCTCCCCCAGTCGCGAACTTTTACCCTGCCATACTCGCCATCGAGTGAAGCCACCAGAGCATCAATGCGCCTGGATTTTTCATCCGTCAGGTTATTGAAGGTCAGGGAACATACCCAGCGGGTACCGGGGAAGCGAGCTGTCTGCGATGAGCCATTGAATGGTGAGCGAAAAGTTTTGGTATTACTTTCTGGTCGCCAGGTCAGCGACGCGGGACAGACATCCTCCGGCCATTCGAGTACAGCCATAGATTCTCCTGCATTATTTTGCGCACGGCAGCGCTACTGATCATTTGTCAGGATGTTACTGATTTACATACCTGGTTATGGTTGTTATTCAGCCCGTCAGTGGTGGGACACTGGCGCACTCAGATTAAGGAGGGATGGCTGATTACCTCTGGTTAAGGAATAAAAATGGTATCGCGAATTGAATTAGCAAAAGAAGTAGAGCAGGTTCAAGGGAAATTGAATCATTTACTTATCCGTTCTGAACTTACTTTATATGTCCTATCAGCGATTATTGAAACAGGTGCAGTAAAACGCGAGGGCGTCGAAGAATTAATACGCGAAGCGAAATTTAACGCACCAGGGATAAATGAAGCAATTATTCAAAAAGAGAAAGAAATCGTCTTATCCGGCTTAAAGAAAGTAACGATTTCTTAATTCTCACATCCTTAATCATGGTAGTGTTAATAAACACTACCTCTTTTTTATCTAAAGTCATAACTGTCTCCCGCCTTTCGGCTTAATGAATATTAATAATGCTTACACGCCAAGCAATCGCCTCGCCTGACCTCTATTAGAGAAGTCCTGAAGCAAATCCTGACGCGCCTGTTTCGCACCGTCATTCGCTCCCTGTCGCGCTGCTTCCTGCATAGCCTGCTTCAGTGCCGCATCCCCGTTACCGGATATGTTGAAATGCTGATGAATAATCGTATCACCGCCGCCTGACGTGGCACCCGGAGTGCCAACCATGCGAACACCCAGCGAACCATCAGCTGATCGTGTCAATGGCATAATGGCTTCCGGCCCCGCCTCACCCATAAGCCCAGCGCCTTTTGCAAAAGCAAAATATGTCGGTGTGCTAACAATTCTGTTGCTGTAAGCGCTCAGACTTTCAGAAGCATATGCGCCACCTTTCGCATTTAGCTTTATGCCTGAAGCGGCAGAGTTATAAGCGCCGGAAGGAGTGCTACCGGATGCAGCTCCAGCGCCCGCACCAAACATACCGCCGATTGAACTGAAAAAACCGCTGTTACTGGCTGAGCGCAAAGAATCCACCAGCATCGCATTGAGGATAATTTTCTGCATAGACTGAAGCACCGAACTGGCCCAGTCCTCCCAGTCGACCTTATTACCGGAAAGTGCATCAGAAATATTTCCCACCAGTCCGGTCATGGCATTGTTTACCAGGTCAGCAGACTGAGAGGCATAGTCCGAGGCGGTGTCAGCCCAGTTAGCGAATCCTTCACGCATGCCATCCGCCCAGTCACTTCTCTGAGCATCAGAAGCAGCATAGAAACCTTGCTGATCGCGCAGGCGCTCATCGAGATAACGCTTATTTAAAGCCAGGGCTTCTTGGTAGAAAGCTTCGTCTATTTCACCAGTTTGCCGTTGCCGAAGCAGATCAGTATTCTTCTCTTCAAATTCCTTACGGATATTGAATTGTTCCTGAAGCCTTTCGCGAAACCGAGAACCCTGACCGTAGCCGATTAGTTGAGCCTCGTTCGCTGCGCGGGAGCTGGCGTTACTGTCTGCGAGATTCGCCTCGTAATTTCGAAGTTGCTCACGTATTTTTTGCTGATCAATGAGCGCGGCATTCTGCAAAAGGGTCTGTTTTTGTGCTTCGGTGAGAGAAGTAAGCTCTCCCTGGCTAACCTGATATTTCAGTTTTGCCAGTTCGCTATTCTGACCAGCCAGAGCGATTTGTTCTTTCTGCTGCTTAATGAGTTTGTCGTAAGTATCCACCGTTTTTTCGGCTTCAGTTTTTCCACCTTTTGCTTTCGGCTTGTTATCCTGATTATTTCTCCACTCCTCTAAACCATTATTAATTAACTCCTGACGGCTGGTCTGGTAACGAGGGTCGTTAGAAGCGAAGCCAAGATCATCAGCAGAATAACTTAATCGTAAGCGTTCTCTCTCCTCGCCTTTACGGCGAGATAATTCAAGTTCACGCCTACTTTTTTCAAGCGCATCTGTTTGTTTATTATCAAGAGTCGCCTGAGGAATACGCAACGGGGAGTTAGTTAGGCCTTGCCTTGCCATGAGTAATTCATTACCTAACCCCAGCAGGCGGTTAAACTCAGTATGCTGGCCGTTCATGTTTACCAGAGACTGATACTCAGCATTTTGACGCCAGGCACGCTCTTTAATTAAGTCATTACTCCGTCTTTCGTTTTCCTCTTGAGCTTGTGATAGCGAAAGTGATTTCTCCCTAAGATGCGATAGTTTTTCTTCCTCAACAGCAATTTGGTCAGTAAGTATTGATATTGCCTTAAGAATATTAAGGTCATTTTCTTGGGTTATTCCTGGTTTATTTCTCGCCTCATTAAGCTCATTTATCTGACGATTCAGGCTAGCTACACTTTTTTCCTGCTCTGAAATCAACCGTTTTTGCTCTTCCAGTGCTGAGACGGTCTGACTACGGTTACTGTCCAGTTCAGGGAGAGACATTTTCGATGTCTTCTCTTTTATCTCGTCAATCTGGTTTGCGTATTCACGGGCAGACTGACGAGCCTGTTCCTGATTCTGGTACATAGTGTACCAAGCACCAGCGCCAAGCATCAGTAATCCTGGAAGACCGCCAACCAATGAAAGCAAGCCTGTCGCACCACTTTTGACAAGCCCCATAACAGAAGTTGCAGAATTAAGAGCTTGCTGAGATGCAGTAACAGCACGGTTTGACTGAACCAGTGCAGTATTAGCCGTAATCATTGCGCGACGTTTGGCAATCACGTTCTGGGTTGCCGTCGCTTCTGCATTAGTATTACGGGTAAGCTCAAGTTCCATCTGAGACAGTTGATATGCCCTTTCTGCTGCAATTGCGTCTGCTGCGGCTTTTCTCTGTGACTGTGTCGCTGAACTGGCTCGTGCAGCTGCGAGCGCTATCTCATTTTTACGTGCATCGATCAGTTGCGCTGTTTGCCCACTGAGATCACCAAACATCCCACCGAGGAATCTTGCGCCACCAATAGCTGCCAACGCTCCAGCAGCGGCAGCAACAGTATTAATATTATCGGAGATGGTATTGAGAACGCCCGTTAAAGCACTTGTCGCTCCGGTTGCTTCGTTTGCCCCGCCAACCCATGCCATGAAAGCATTTTCAATTTTTGTTGTAGCTGCCGCCACTGTCTGTGGCATTGCGTTGTACTCTTCCCGAAGTGACCCTAGTTGGCTGATTAATGCCGGTACAACCTTGTCAGAAGTTAATTTCCCCTGATCGGCCATCGCTTTAAGGTCTTTTCTGGCAACCCCCATTCCCGATGCCAGCGCACGGATTACACGATCGCCATTTTCGTTGACTGAGTTAAACTCTTCACCACGAAGCACACCTTGCGCTAGTGCTTGGCTGAATTGGGTAATAACAGAACTCGCCTCTGATGTGCTTGCGCCAGACAGTTTAAGTCCCGTTGAAATAGCTTCGGTTACTTTCAGAACCTCTTCTGAACTATATCCATATTCACGCATGGAAGCAGCCGAACGAGCAAACAGGCTGGCGTTATCTGAAAATGCAGTACCAGTTCTTTGGCTAATATCCATGAGCGCACGCTGTGACTCTTTAAAATCATCAGTAGACTGCGATGCCTGCTTTAACCTTGCGTTAACAGAACTCCATTCATCCGCTAAAGATATCAGGTGCCCTGTGGCGTATGCTCCAGCAAATGCACCAGCCAGTCCCATAGCAGAAGCTTTTGCAGAATTAAGTTGGTTTGTGACTTCTGCCAGAGCTCGTTGTGTTTCTCTTGAAGCTGCTGCAGCCTGACGCCCGCCATTTTGCATGGTTCGGTAATAATCTTGCCCAGTGCGTGAAGCGCGCGCGATCTCCGTCTGGAAAGAATGAGAGTTAGCCGAGATTTTAATTATCAGTTCGCGGAGAGTCGCCATATTTTCACCGAATAAAAAACCCCGCGTTACGCGAGGTTTATATTAGAATTAATTATCGTTACTTGCAGAGTGACTTATATACTTCAGATAGGGCCTTATCTGTTTCTTTAATTATTGTCACTGTTCCATGACTTATCAATTTACCATCGACCACTTCGATATAAACATAATATTTCTTTTTACCATCATAACCTCCAAAAGAGTTTTTATAGTTTACATCACCACAAATATAAGCCCCGTTATCCCCATATTTGTAGTACTGCGAGTTAAACTTCGCACTATCAGGGTCATTTAGACTATCTCTTACAACACTTTCACCTATGGAAATTAAATTCTTTTCTGAAGGTTTGCATCCACTTACAAAAAGGATACAAGTCAATAGCGTTAAAAATATTTTCATTTTTTACCCCAGTTATTGTTATCAAATTAATCCTAAACTGAGGTAGTTTGTTTGTCACTGAGTTGCTGCTGTTAATGCAGCCTCAAGCCCTGCAAACGGGTCATTCGATGCTGATTGCTCGTCCCCACCCCAGCGCAGGATCGCATCTTCCAGCGCTACTTTTGCCCCCTGTGATCCGTAGACGGCCGAGACGATCTGAGCAGCCTGAATATCACCGCGAATATCGCCAATGGGGCTTTGCCTGTCGAACTCAATCCACATCAAAAGCTCGCTTGCTGTCATGGTCTGCCGAAGTTCTGAGAGCGTGCGCCCCATGCGGAGCGCAAGCGCCATCAGAAACTTTACGCCGGGGGTTGCGACTTTTCCCGCGCTTCATCCGCGCTGTTGATAAGATCAAGCGCCTGTTTTAGCAGACGTGAGTGAACGGGGCCGTAAATTTCACGTACCTGCTCTTCTTCATCGACGCTGAATACCGGTTGCTTGTTGGTATCGCAAAGGACATCAATGAACAGCACAACGTCAGCACAAAGATTACGGTGTGCTTTTTCTGATACAGATACCTCGCCTTCTTCATCAGCACCAGATTTTGCAATTTCCTGCCAACGTAACCACCCTTCGCCAGAAGGTTCCCGCAGAACAACCTTCACACCGCCCCATTCAGGGACCGTAATTATTTTATGACGAAAGCCTGACATTTTAGCCAGCGCCAGTTCTTTAAGACTTTTAGCCATTTTTTATCCCTGATTAAAGAAGATGAGTTACGCCACCGTTACTGTACAGGTTGATGAGGTAACTTTTCCGGCAGGCGTGGAGGCGTCAGTAACTTCACAAACGTAATCACCGGCATCACCTGCAGCAGCGTTTGCCTTGTTAAACGTTGCAGTCGTCTGTCCACTAACTGCGCTGCCGCCTTTCTTCCAGACGTAGGAATAAGGTGCTGTTCCTCCAGCCGCTACAACCGTCAATGATAAAGCCGCACCAGAGGTAACGGATTTGGTGTCAGGCAGATCGGTGGTAAGGCGCAGCGCGTTATTAATTTTCGTTGGCTTACCTTTCAGACGTAGCGAGAACGTTGCAGCCACTACGCTGTTTGTCCCTGAAGACCAGGTGTGCTGGCGAACTTCAGCCAGGAACTGGAAGCCGATCCCGGAAGGGAAAATGATTTTGAAGCCATAGGTGGTGTCGTTGTCATATGCTTCACGCAGGGCATCCTGTGCAGGGTTAGAGTAAAAGTTACCCGACAGTGAGATTTCTGACTGAGCGCCCAGGCCGTTAATGTTTTCCTGTTCTGTAGAACACAGCGTTGTGACGTCGATATCCTGTTTCTGGCCACCAGTGAATTGCACCTCTTTAATGGTGCACTGCAAATCCAGATACGTTGCTGAACCGACCGTTTCTGGCGTTGCCGGGGCAGAAGTGATCTGAATCTTCGTGCCCTGTGATTTTTCATAAAGTGAGGACATAACTGTCTCCTGAAAATAGAAAACCTGCCGAAGCGGGTCTGTGAGTTAATGGATGTGTCAGGCGATTACCTGAAATTCCAGCGTTGACCGGTAATACCGGGACTCTGGTTCATAACCGGGGGTTTTGCTTATGTTGGTAGGATTAAGTGGTTTAACTGCCTGTAATGCCATATCCCGGATTATGCGTGCCTCGCTGATCGTCAATGCATACACGTCAACCTGAACAGAAACGTTAGATTCCGCCTGTCCACACAGAACATCAGCGGTCACATCAGAAATAAGTGAAAAAATTACCCACGGTGGAGAAATTGAAGGCTGACCGTCACTGCCGAGCGGTGCAACGTAGGGATAAACCTGCCCTCCGGCCAGCGGTGCCAGCAGAGGATAGAGATCGTCTTCCGTCATTTGCTTAATGCCTCGTCAATCGCCTGGTTCATGCGCCTGATCGCGACCTCCGTCGCCTGCTCCTGGCGTACATCGAACGCAGGGCGCACAAACGGATGAGGCGGCATATTTACTGTCCCCATCTCAACAAACCGCCAGTAAAACGCATTTCGCGGATCACTGGCTTTCATGGTGTTGTCGCTATTACCGGTTCGCATGTTGCGACCACGGATATGTACGCCGGAAGTAATTTCACCGCGGCGTCGTGAGCGCTGAGTCAAAACGACCACGTTTTTCTTCAGTTTTCCGGTTCTCTCAGGAGCGCGTGCGATCACTTCTTCCTTAAGCACTTCTGCCCCAGCTCGCGTGGCATCACGCAGAACCTTGTTGTTTTCAGCGCGGCTAAGCGCCTCCAGGTCCTTTGCGATGTCATTCAACCCGGAAAAATCGAGGCTCGTCTCAATCATTTTTCAGCTCCCAGCTTGCACAATATCTCAAGACGCTCACCCTTTTCATCCGGGATAGGAGGAGCGATTACGTTAAGGGTTTTGCCTCTGTATGGACCACTCTGAACCTTCAGCCTGGATGCTGCGGTTATTTTTTCTCCCGATTTTCCCCGAACCCATACCCTGACGTCAGCCTGAGCAATTTCGGCGCCGGCAGCCATTAATTCTCTTCCGCTCCGGCCCCTGATATCTGCGCGGATGGTTTCGCCATCTTCCCATATTTCAACTGGCTGACCTGAATTGTCACGAATATGTACGGGGTTTTGTATCACAATGACCTGTATTAGCCTTCCCGCTGATATTGCCATTTTGCACCTCAGAGAATAGTTGGACACCGCAGGTCATAAATTAAGCAAGTTACAGAGAATGGAAGTTCGCCCTGAAGTAAGTCTTCTTTTTCTGCCCCATCTGGATTTCGGTAAAGCATACCTACCAGGCGCATGGTTGACCCTTTCATCCGGCTTAGCGCTTCACCTTCGATTAACTTTCCTGTCTCATCAACGACCTTGTCCCGGCTTCCCTGAATAAAAGCCAGTAACACAGAACTGGCTTCCTGAATTTTTTCCTTAAGCGGGCCGTCGTCAGCATCATGATCAATGTGCAGGTGATCCTTAATTTCCTCCAGTGTCACAAGTTCAATCACGTTTTATCCCTCCCGTCGCGGCCACGCTTGGCAGCCAGTGTCCACCCTTTCGAACCATTCTCCCCCGGCTTGTCCTGCGTCTTCTCGTCGCAGTGCCAGAGCGAACCGCCCCACGTCACCGTGTCGCCCGGCAGATATTCCTGACCGGATTTGTATACTCCCTGATAAATCATCACAGGCACGTCAAAGGATTTGGTTTCACTGGCGCCACTGGTGCGGTTAACAGTCAGGGTGAAGCTACGCTGCTCAGAATGCTGTATATCAATGCCCGCCACGCCATCAACAAGACACTCCCAGCCGCGCATGCCATGGGTTTTCTCGTAAGCGCGCCACAGGCCGCCGTTATGCGTTGCATAGCTGCCACGCGGGTAGCTTTTCCCCTCATCAATGAAAGGTAGAATCTCCAGCGACAGGGCGTCCCGGCCATCTTCACCATCCCGCCCCGGTTCCGGAGGGGGCAGCAAAGCGACCGCCTCACGAACCAGCGATTTCACATCTGGAAATTCCGGAATGGCCGAGGAAACAAGCTCCTGAATCATCGGCTGGACGTCGTCGACTGTGACACTTTTACCGTCCTGCGGCGCCGGGATTGCTGCCACGGCCTCGCTGACGGCCAGTTCAACGGCCTGTTTAAGCGTGGCGGGGTCAAAATCTTTACCGTCTTTCGGTACAGGTATCTCTGCGACAGCCTTACTGACCAGTTCCTGTAAAACGGGTGTGACATCGTCGACCGTGACACTTTTACCGTCGCGCGGTGCCGGGATAGCAGCTACCGCATCGCTGACCATGGCGGTAATATCCGGCAGTTCTGGTGCTGTCGGTGCTGGTAAATGAGCGATGGCCGCCTTCACCATACTCTCGATGTCGGGATCGGGTGCATTGCTGATTTCTTCAACCTGCTTTGCGAGTCTGGTTAGCTTTTCTTCATATTCCTCTCGCTGCGCCTGAAGGTTTTTACTGAAGCTGTCACGCATTTCAGCGAGAACCTGACCGAATTCCTCGCCCAGCACCTTTATCAGGGATAGTTCGCGTTCGTTCATTTTGTAAGAAATCCTCTGATCATGGCTTTGGCTGCCGACTGCTCAGCATCGGTTAAAGCCTTTCCTTCGTTCGTTGAGGCTGAAGACTGTGACGAACTGCTTTTACCAAAGGGATCATCCGAAGCATCACGGCGCGCCAGCGCCTCAAGGCTGAAGTTCTGCTGTTGAAGGTAAAGAGAGTCCCCTCCAGCCAGGGGAGGCAGGTTCTCACTTTTCCTCGCTTCGTTTGGTGTGAGGATAGTATTTTTCACCCCCTCGCCCAGGGATTTGATACGGCGTTCACTGTCCATACGCAGCAGTGCATTAACGTCAAACTCGGTTCCCGTATCCCCCTCAAGTTCAAACGCTTCATCCAGCAGCAATTCGATGGACTCAATCAGTGACTGAAGACACTGCGAGTAATACTGCTGATCCTGTGCCTCGATATTGTCATGCGTCGGCAGTTCACCGATGCCAACCTTATAAGCCGGCACGTGAAACACGGAACAGACAATCTGCGCGGTCATGCGGAGCTGTTCGACAGTCTGCGCATCAGCAGCTGAGACCGTCCGGGGAACATATTTCGCACCATTACTCAAAATGGCGGTTTTACCCGCATTTTCCCCGGTATAACCAGTGTCCCAGTTATCTTTGATCTTCCTGGCGTTCTCTTCCGTAATAGAGCCCGGAACCTCGATAACACCGCTGGGTTTCCCGCCATTGCGGAAAAAGTACGCTGAGCTTTCCTGAATATGGTGACCCTGCATTGCAGCCAGACCAGCAGCATAAATCGGGGAAAGACCAATAAGGGGATGGAACAGACAGTTGAAACGATCGTGAATAACCTCTCGTGCCGGTACTGTCACAGTTGAATCAATGCCCGCCATGTTATCCGGGTTGATCTGGTAGAAGACAGAGCCATCATCAGCTACCAGTGGCGTGACCTTGTTCCAGTCCAGCAGCCTCAGCTCAGTTATTTCACCGCGATTGTTCCGGATCTTGAGCGCAACGGCATTACCTTCGCACAGCTTGGAATTCAGCCAGTGCTCAAAGAACTGGATGCGGTTCTGAAAGGCATTTGGCCGGGAATATAGCGCGGCTATCTTCCCGGTTTTAATTTCCCTCCGGACGCCATTTGAATCCTGCTTCATCAGGCGCGGAGGCATTTTAGCGATATCACTTGCGATCAGAGATATGCAGGAAAACACAGCATAATAGGAGAGAACCGTTTTGGGCTTAATTTCCATGTTCTGCTGCCAGGCCCCGGCGTAGGGTTCATGGACATAACTGAACATAGGTGTCCAGCCCCCGCGGCTGACAGGCTGCTGTAGATTTTTGACTTGCCCCTCTTTTCTTCGGAAAGGATTCCACATTAGCCGTTCTCCGCTTTACGCTTATTCTTCCTCACCCTGGTAGTTACCTCGGTGAAATATTCAGCCTTACCGAGCAGCACCAGCACCCTTGCGCACCGTTCGTCCACGGTCTTTACGTCTCCCGTAACAGAGTCATGTGTGCGTTGCAGATATCTGATTTTTGCCATTCTAATGGCGGGGATCCCCCCCGCCCTCCTTCGGTAATTAGCTGCCTGCGCCAGCGCCGTAGTTGACGCCGGAAATCACCGCTACTGCGGCAGTACGGCGACGCTTCCAGTTGATCCAGCGCTCGGCACGAATAGCCACGCTGTTCGTCTGGAACATGGAAACCAGCTCGGTACCCGTTGGTGTAATGCTGTCACCAGCCGGATCGCTTTCCATTTCCAGAGACGCTTCGCGGGACATATCGACCGCCACGCCACCATCATCAGCGAGGTAGATATCCGGTGCGTTTACCAGCACCAGCTGGTTGCCAACGTACTGAGACACAATCACTGGAAGGCCCTGGAAAGTACCGCCCAGCAGGGTCATTTCCGGGTACTCCTTCTGGCCCAGCGCATTCTTGCGCATGGACAGTGCCAGTGCCGTAGTACTGGACATCAGCCAGACAGCACCGTTCGGCTGAAGGTTGGCCGCAACAAACACGCCAAATGCCGCAGCCGCGTCGTCATCCGGGTTTCCGGTAGACGGGACGGCGGTAATGCCGTTGGTAATGGATGCCGGAGAGACGTTGGCAACCTCAGCTTTTGATGGGCTGATGAAGTCCGTATCAAGACGGGCAATGACCGCTTCGGCAAGGGCGTTACGCACCAGAGCATCTGCTGCCGGATTGGAGAATCGGATCAGCTCATCGGTCAGGACCGCAATGGCTGCGACTTTGGCGAAGCTGAACGTGATGGACTCAAAGTCTAATTTGGTCAGCGGTTTGGCCTTACCCTGACCTACCCAGTTTGCAGATCCGCCGGAAGTTTGTGCCGGAATGCGGATGTTGAACGGCACCTTACGCAGGGACGGGATATTTCCCTGACCAAAACGACCGATGATGGTCTGCGGTCGCAGGTACTCAACGAAATCCTGTGCATATTCCTGGTACTCCACCAGCGCACCAGCCCACTGAGGATCGGTCGTGGTGCCGGCACCAACAGCGGCTTTCAGCACATGGTGAAGTTTCGCATCATCCGGATACTGCTTACGTGCAATTTCCAGCGCTTCGGAGCGGCTGCCGTTCGCGGCGGCAAGCGATTTTGCAAAGCGGGCAAAGGCGATGCCTTTTTCGAGTTTTTGCTCTACGCGGATGATCCCCGGTGCGTTTGCTTTAACGGTGGTGACTTCGCCACTGGCTGCTTTAGATACCGGCTTTGCAGTCGATGCCAGATTGCTTTCCATGTCGCGCAGTCGCTTGAGGTGCGCGTCAACGGATTTAATTTCTGCGGACGTGTTGTCGTAGCTCTCTTCTTCTTCAGCGTCCAGGGTGCGTCCCTCTTCAGCCGCCTTTGACATCACTTCATCGAGTGATGCGGCCAGCGCTGCACGCTTCGCTTCAAAGCTCTTGATTTGTTCTGCGATATTCATCGTATTGTTTCCTTTTTTGGTTTTGGGTGCTGTAGCGCCAGCGGTTTTAGAGGTTTTCACTACCGGTTTCTCATTGCCTGACGCGGCGAGAAACTGGCGGTCGAAAGATTTAACGGTCTGGATGGAGCATTCGGCATTGGCCGGAATGGTCACCGCCGAGACCTCAAGCAGGTCCCAGGACAAAAAGCGAATACCGCCTTCATCCAGAAAGGAATACTCAATTGGGCGGAAACCAATCGACAGGCCGCGTACCAGCCCCGCCTTAATAGAAGCCCACGCTTCATCAAGACGTGCGATCAGCTGTGATGGCATGTCGGAGGTTGGTTTCACGAGTTTTGCGGTTATCTGCAACCCCTCTTTCACCATTTTTGGCGTGCAGGTGCCAATAGGCTGAGAGCGGTCGTGCTGCCAGAGGAACGGCGTATCGCTACGGAATTTCGCCCCCTCCGGCTCCATAATGTCACCGTCACGATCGGGAGACGGTGTTGAGGCGATGCCGGTGATAATCCGCTCATCCTCATTTACCGACTTAACCGTCATGAGGGTGCAGGCGCGTTTAAGCGTCATTTGCTGGCCTCCAGAAATGAAAAAACCCGCATGCGCGGGCCATTAACTGACGTGTGTGTTAAACGAAAAATACCTGGTAGTCTTTTTTGACCGGTTCGGGGTTAAGGGCCATTAACGTAACGGCGTTGAATATGGCCATCAGGGGATCAATTTTCCCCTTCCCGCTGGCCTGTTTGGTAATGAGAATGGCGTTACCCTTAGGCTCAACCCTTGCATTACTCACGCACCAGGCCATCAGAGGCTGGCCGCCATGAAGCAGAACACCTTCAGCCAGCTTGCGCTCAGCTGTCTTAATGGCGCCGCCGAGTTTCCAGCCCTGGCTGACCCCGGTTACAGCCTCATCAGGAATGCCTGCTTCACTGAGCGCATCAAGAATTTGCCCTACCTCAGAGGGGTCTATTCCAATTTTATCCAGCAGTTCGGCTTCATAAATCCGGCTGACATACTCTGCAACCTGCTCGACATCCTCGCCTACCCGCTTAACGATCGTCAGGTCACCGGCCCTCTCAAAATCCTTTAATTTTGAAATTTCGCTCTTTCGCCTTTCCAGGGCGATGGTATGTGCCCATGCATGGCACCAGCATAACCACTCGCGCGTCTCGCGATCGCGCCCGATAACAGCCAGGCCGAGAAGGTCATCGAGACCACCGCCATCGATACCAACTGTGACCACCTCAGAACGGCGCAGAATATCGTCAAAAGTGACGCGCCTTGCCTGTTGCTTCCAGAAATCTGCCCCTGCCCATCTGTCAGCGCGCAGGGCGAGACCGATTTCAACGTTGGCGTGCTTCGACATAAAGCCACGGAAATCTTCTTCCCCGGCCTCTTTCGCTTTGTTGTATTCACGGTATAGAAACTGCTCGTCTACGGAGTAACCCAGGTTGGGGTTAACCATCGCGAGGTTATCCAGAAGAAGATGCTCACCGCTGGCAACCATTTCCGGTGGATGCTCAAATATCACCGGAAGAAAATGCGGATCGTGAATCTTTCCGTCGCGAACGTCACGGGCGTATTGCAACTTCTTCTTAAACACACCTGCCGGCGGTTCGTTAGACTGCGTGGTGGTGTACATCACAAAGCCTTCCGGTCGTGATGCCATGCCACCGACTGCCTCACGCAGCATATCTTCGGAGTTATGTTGCTTACCAAAAAGCCACAACTCGTCAATGAGCGTGCCGACAGATTTAATCCCCGAAACGGTGTTGGGGTCGGCGGCCACCACTTTCAGCGTCGTGTCCGTTCCCCTGTGGGTGATGGTCCTGATGTGTGTCTGAACCTGGCAGAGGTCATCCAGATCATCATCCCGCTTTACCATGTCGCGCGCCGGGTTAAAGGCGTTTGTCGCCACCTCTACGGTCGGTGCGATGATGGTGTATCCGGCAGCCTGACGCCAGTTGAGCAGCAACGCCGTCATCATGATCCCGGCGGCCAGCGTAGACTTGGAGTTTTTTTTGGGGATGAGCACAAACACTTCTGTAATGTGCCTGCGACCGGTTTCGGCATCATAGGAGCCGAACAGCGCCGCAACGAGATCGAAAACCCACTGTGCGCAGGATTCACCGAACGTTGGCGAGCCTGGGGCATCAACAATTTTCAGTTGCCTGAAAACGTTCAGGGCTATTTCAGCCTGCTCCGGGTAAATCGGTGCAGGAATAATAGACTGGCCCTTCTTCAGGCGCTCCGCCCAGTCAGGGCAGGCAGTTGTCCATTCCGGCATTATGTATTCCCGCGATTGTTAACCACCAGTTTCGGTGGTTGCTGAATGGCAAACTTATTGGCCGCTTTTTTGGCAGCCTCAGCTTTTGCATCTTTCTTACCGCCCTCACCTTTCTTCTGATGCATATAAGGCAGCATGGCCTTCGCAGCATCTTTCCTGGTTTCGATTTCGTAACCAACGTTGTTCATAACCGATTTCAGGAAGTCGAGAGGATCTTCATACTCACCGGCGGACGATGCCGCAGGAGGTCGTTTTTCTTCAGGCGTGTTTACTGCTGGGGTATAAACATTCCTGCGATACGCAGGTTCGTCATCCACCTCAACTTTTTCTCGTTTTTTTCGCTCAATAAACGCGATGACCTCCGGGTCTTTAGCAAGCTGCGACCCCTTGGAACGCGCGGATTTTTCAGAATATCCCGCCTTTATAGCCGCATCCTTCTGAGACATCCCGGACATCAGCGCGAGAGCATATTTCCGCTTCTGCGCTGTTAACATGTTTACACCCTCCAGAGGGGGATTTTTTCTGCGAATGAGAGGGGGGGCGGTGTCCAGTGCGATCGGCGTTGACACCCAACCATCCCCCCCCGCCTAGGGTCGTTTAGGTGGCGGTAAAAATTTCCCAGTTTTACCTTCCGATTTCACTGGCTGATAGCCACCGCCTGGAAGCCTACTGCCTTTTCGTTTCGGCGTTCCGTATCTATTTCTCATCTTCCTACAAGACATCCATATAGGCTGATCTCCATTGGACGCAGCCATCAGGAAGAGGATGAAGACAGCAAGGATGAGCAGTAATAACCACTCCATATTAGAGAATAGTAATGTTATTCCTGTTGTCTTCAGGAACTGGATGCTTCATCGCCTCACTATCAGGCTGGTTTGTTGATGCTTCACGCGATGACTTACCTGAGTGACACTCGATACACAGCGTCCACAGGTTGCGTTCATCGTTGTCGCCACCGAACTGAAGAGCTATACGGTGATCAAGTTCGCTGTCATGCAAATCAACGACGCGGTTGCACATGCAACAATGACCGCCATCACGTGCATAGATACGGCGCTTCAGTCCTACCCTTGCGCTACCGCTTATTCGCCTGTTCTCGCCATACACTGGCTTTACTCGCCGGGTGTCGATCGCTTTCAGTCGGGGCTGAAGCGTAGTTAACTTAGCCATATACCCTCCACGCCCTGCGGCGCTCTGTTCGAGGTGATTTATCAGGATGACGCTCTACAGGTTCTCCGTCTGCATGATCCACCAGCGAGTAACACGGATAAACCACAGCGCCGCCATAGGCATCACCAACGGCATAATCAGCTGGCTTGCTGCTGTCCCATCGGGAAATGACTCGTTCGATATGCTGAGGGGGTACGCTATAGCAAACGCCGTGTATAAGCCGCTGAAGCGTGATGAAATCAGCCTGAGTCTTATCAGCAACAATCAGCCGCTCAGCTATCTGCATTTGATACTGAGGTGGTCGGCCAGTACCCAGGTAGAAACTCACCAGCGATTCTGGGAAGCGGTTAAGCCATTCACTAACCTGCTCAATAAAATCTGGAACAGGCAATGCGTCATCTTCGATTATCACTACCCGGCAATCCTGCCATGATGCCCATTCAAGCGCGCGGAGATGATTCCAGTTTGCGCCATGGTTACCGTCATCAATAAGCAGATGGGCATCCAACATCGCAGCGAGACGTTGCGCATGTCCTAAGCGGGTGTGATGGCTGACCACCACAAACTCAAAATCTGTCTGCATCATTATGGGTAAACACCTTATTACGGGCTCGTCGTGCAGCTTCAGCAGCCTCCTCAAGATCATCGAAGAAGCCTACACAGTGCGCCTTTCCGTTGTGGCTGTAGCACGCATGCCACTTTCCAACCTGAGGATTCCATCTAACACCGCGCTTTCCAGATGAGTTCCTTGTGATAGCGGGACCCTCTCGGTTTTCGCTGTTTTGCTTTGGAGTTACGAGCCTGAGGTGAGAGGGATTGACGCATAGAGTGTTATGACACTTATGGTCAACGAGCATGCCAGGCGGAATGTCACCATACTTCAGAAACCAAGAAAGGCGATGAGAAGACCAAAAAACACGACCTGCAGGCGTTCTCGGCCCCGCTATTTTCCCGTATATCTGAGGTTTGATATGTCTTCCGCCCCCTGGTTGAATGGTTGCGCCGAGCCAGATCCAGCACTCATCGTCACCACGCTTATCAACCTTTTCCCAGAACCTTTCCTCAATCGGTCTTTTTTTAGGCACAGGAACACCTTCCATGAAAAGGAATAAAGAAATTTAATAGAGGTTACTTATGGCGCCAGAAAGCTACTTCCTTACCGATACCATCAGTCTTAAACACTGTGTGGATGCGCGGGCCGGTGACAATGCGATCGCCAAATGACTTCGCGACAATGCCAAAAGCGATCATGTCACCCACCGCAGCGCCAGCCTGCTCTTTCTTCCAGAAGCGATAACTCTCGATCCGGTAGTAAAGACGGATGATGCCGTGAGCGAACGCCATTACATCAACGCGGCTGCCACCCAGCAGGCCAGCGTTAAGCATCACATTATTGCGGTGCGCTTCAATGAACTCCTGATAGATGCGCTCCGGATGATTCTGCTTTGCCCAGGTATCGGCGTAGGTCTTTGGTTCTGAACCGACGTACACCTTCCCGGGCTCCATTTCTTCCCACGGTGCGCGAAGCATTTCGACATCGGTACCATCAGTACACCAGACGAACCGGTATTCAGGGTGATCTCGCAGGTGCTGCCAGATGTGCAGCCATCGCCGGAAATAGACATTCATCTTCACGTCAGGTACGCGATACAACTCAACATCTGCTGGTGCCGTCAGTAATTCATCCACCAGCGCGATACGGCCACAATTCCGAAGTGATGAGGCCCATTTAGCCAGCATGTCAGGCGAGGCCGCCATTTTTGTACCGCGCTGCGGGTCAGGCTGACTGGTGAGCAGCGTTGTGATTACCACGTCGCGCTGCTGCCGGTATTCAACGTAACCGGTAAACCCTGTGTCACGCCGTTCGTTGTGGATCTTCACATTACGTTCTACCAGCGCCTGGCGGTCGGGCCTCGGCACTGAACGCTCTACGGCCTCATGCTCATCGAGTGAATAGATAAGCTTTTCTGAACCGACCACATCAGCGTAAGTCCACGTAGTTATTCCGGCGTTATGGATGCGCAGGGCAAGGTCGCTGTGTTCATACATACCGCGACCGTATACCGGATCGAATCCGCCCACTGACTCGATGGCGCTGCGGTGGTAATAAAGCATCACTCCGCGCTGCCCGGTGTACGCAATGTGCTTATCGTCCCGGTAAAGGACCGAAAGGTCATTCAGCTTATTGCGGCCAGCCAGATCGAGAAACTGGTAAGCAAGGTGCGGCTCAGGTGATTCGATGTAAGGCAGGTGCCAGTTATCAGCAATCGGCCAGGCGTCATCGTCCCACAGGAAAAGATGCTCGCACCCGGCATCCATCAGTGCGGTTAAGCTGGCATTCTTTGAGGCAACAATACCGAGGGATGTTTCATGGCGAAGCAGCTGCACGCCGTCAGGCACTACCGCGGCAGGTTTTGAACCGTCATCGATAACAACCACCAGCGCACCGGCGGGAATGTGCTTCATGTGCTTTTCGAGTGCGCGCTTCAGAACGTCAGCTCGATTGTGGGTAGTGATGGCAATGCCAATACGTGAAGCGGTGACGCCTGCCGGTACATATGAAACGCCGTTGATAGAGACTTCCATAAAAGCCCCTTAGTAACCACCGCGCTTGTTCCACAGCATTCCGCCGGGCCGCAGTGCTTTTTGAAAAGCGTCGTCCACAACTTTTTGGATGACCTTCTGCAATGCAGCTTCTAACGCATTCTGGGTTTTAGCAGCAACAGCAAACTTTTCTGCCAGAAATTTAACCTGACTTTTGCCCTCTTCAACGCCGAGGGGCATGCCGGCAGCATGCTGTGTACCGTTGTGGTCCACACCCATCTTCACGCTGTAGTTAGCCGATGCCACGCCATCCCCGATGAACGCATTCTTAATAAATGCCTGCCCGTCCTTTACAGCAAATGGCGAAATCTCTTCCAAAGATTTCCGCAATTTTTTCGCTAAGCGAGTGCGCTTGATGTATGCCGCGGCATCACGAACTTCTTCTGGAGAGATACCTTCATCACCACGTAATGCTGCGAACGTTGCACTGCTGCGAATATCAACCTGCAGCGCCTCTACAATTCCCCCGGCGTCGACTGAAGAAACTCCTTCGATCCAGTCACTGGCTCGCCAATCTCGTGCTGACCCATCGAAAGCAACTGGACGTAGGCGCACCTGCAGGCGTTCGCCAGCTTTGAGGCCGGAAATCATTAGGCTGGTCATTGGCCAGAAGATGCGTTCCTTCTCAAGCCGGCCATCTTCACGAAGGTATTGCAGTTCCAGCGAGGAAAACCACATCTGGCCTTCCGGCCATTTCCATTCGACGTTTACGCCAAAAGGTTTGGGTGTCGTTGTTACATGAGGGATGTTTTTAGATTCAGACATTTTATTTTCCTTTTAGACGTGAGCCTGTCGCACGGCAAAGCCGCCGAAAGTTAACGGCTTACCCAGGCTCACAGCTGAAAGACTTTCTTTGATGTGCGCGTGCGATGCGCGGAAGTGTTATTACCAGCAGTGGGAATATTGACTGTCTCGAAGTTCATCTGACAGTTCATTGGCGGTAAAAGCGATGGCCATCTTCTGTTCCCTGCTGAACGACGGCCATAGATGACGTAAGGATTCGCTAAGATGATACTGCCAGTGCTCTTCGCCACTTAATTCTTCCCAGCCAGCAGGAAGTAGGCAAAGCCCGCGCCCGTAAAGTTCCTCTTCTGGGGTAAGGGGTGGGAGTGGCTCAGCCTTGGGTGCTGTATTATCGCCAAAATCTCCGATAACTATTTTCCCGCCACCAGCCATATTGACTGTTACGCCGACTTCACTGATCTCAATTGTTCCGCCCACACGCTACCTCTCTATATACTGGAATAGAGTGCTCATCTGCCCACGAGCACTAGCACACCCAACAAAGGAATGATTTATGAATAAGAAAATTTTCAATGACATGGTTCTGCTTAACGAACAAACATGGGAAAGACTATCTTCGATAATGCAAAGTGAAGACGACATAGGTGTAGTCTTGCGCCTCCACCTGGTAACCGAGAAAATTATTGAAGCATGGTGCTGTGCGGCATCAAACAACGTTAATTTTTTTGATGGTTTCGGCGAAAACCTAACTATGTCATACGCGGCAAAACTCAAGCTAGCTACAAATTTTGGTTTGAATGAATTTTCTTACCAGGAGCTTAAAGTCGTAAACAAAATCAGAAATGCACGCTCTCATCAAATTGATAACTCAGAAATTACCGATGAAGAAATAAATAAATTAATCACCCACATAAGCAAGGGTGACCAAAGAGAGCTAATTGAAAACCCCAAATTTGGCATTCTGGTTGGTGATAAAGGAATACATCTCAATGAAGAAGGTATTTCAAACCGTGAAAAGTTCATTGCTTCTATTGCTGCTGTGATTCTGAGGATTGCCAAACAAGCTAACGACAGCGATAAATTTATAAAACTACTCTAACCATCCATTTTACAGCAGGCATTCAGTGAATGCCTGCTGTAATGCCGATTACACCTGGTGCGTAACCGTATTATTCCGTAAAACTCCGTCCTTCAGGGCGTGGAGGATGTCAACAAGCCCACCCGTAGATGGGCTTTGTAATGGCTACTTCGCTTTTGATTCCGCTCGCTTACGCCGGCGCTCTTCTTTCCTCTCGGCTTTTGCCATGTCCATGAATGCCTGCATGATCGAGTTCCGCATCATGTAGCTAACAAAGTGATGATTGACACAGCCGTTGAGGCGCAGCTGCTCGCCAAACTCATCCACCGAGGCCAATGCTTCCATCATGCCCTTCTCACCTTTCATGAACTCTGAGAAGTCGCGCCCCGCTCTGGAGGCGCATTCAATGACACGATCACTCATCCCGGAAGCCCGGGGATCGTAATCTGCAGCTGGTTAGCCAGGGAGTTAATCTCAGCGATCAAACCAGGTTTCGTGTAGCGCCATGCCGCGAGGCCTTGTCCGCAGAAGCTCGCCATGTCTTTCTTCTGGTCAAACTCATGACATTTCATGTTGAGCTGCGCACTTAAGCTGTTCCGATGATGAAGCTCTCCGGTGAAGTAGTCATCGAGGACTTTATAGGCTGCATATTTAAATCCGGGGTTTAGCCATGCTGCGTAATCATAAGCAACGAACTTTCCGCCATAAGTTCCACCGTGCACACCGCGTTCCGTAAAAACCACAGATTCGTGGTTTTTCTCCAGCTCGGCTAAGAACTCTTTGGTCTGCTTGTTTCTCAGGTAGTGGTACGGAGATTCAGATTCACTTTTACCACTAGCTTTCCACATGTCAGTGAGGCAGATCATTCCTGATTCATCAACACGGATCGGTGTATTAAAAAGCGTGATTGCTTTCATAGCGTCTTTACCTTTTAGAAAGTGAGCCTGTCTCACAGAAAAGCCGCCCGAGAGAGGTCGCCACCTATAACGGCAATTCTCAGGCCCGCTTACTGAAAGGCTCTCGTTAATATGCGCGTGAGATGCGCTTTTACTGCGGATATAAAAAAGCCCCGCTTCTGCGAGGCATTTTCATGAAAGTCACTTGTCAAATTTCTATGCGAGGGAAATTATTTAAGGCATTGCGCCCTGATGTACTCCTGCAGGTAGTTAACCTGCGCGGTTATCTTGTCGATTCCACTTCTGAGACGGTAATAATTGAGTTCAGCATCTGCTGTAAGTCTTGGGCTTTCTCCATCGCCCATGCCGCTGGTTCCGGTCGTTGACTTTGCACAGGTGGCGGAGACTTGCAGGCGCTTACGCCCAGCAGAAACATCAGCACGGAGACTTTCGATAGTCGCGTTAGCATCAGCAAGCTCCTTTGTGTATCTGGCATCTAGGGCGGCAACGTCACGCTGGCGCTTCATCATGTCGGTAATTGTCGCGTTCGCCAGCGCCAGCTTATGAGTAGCGGTATCGCGCTGCTCTTTGTATTTCACGGCGTTACCGTGGTAGTGGTCGGTAGTCCACGCCAGCACTGCGGCCACAATCAGCAGCACAACAATCACGCCAGTGGCTACGCGGTTCATTTCTGCCCCCACGCACACACTTCGTGCTCTATCTCGCGACGCGTTATCAGCCCTTTCCACTGCTTACCGCCAGCGTATGTCCAGCGACGTAGCTGATCACATGCGCCTTTGATATCACCCTGATTTATTTTGCGAAGAAGTGTCGATGTTCTGAAGTTTCCTGCGCCAACATTGTAAACGAACGAGTAAAGAGCGCCGCGCGTTGTTTCCGGTATATCGACTTTGATGTACGGGTTAATTTGTCTGGCGACAGTGGCGAGGTCTTTATTCAGGAGAGCTTTGCATTCTGCTTCGGTATACGTTTTACCAGGCATGATGTCTTTTCCGGTGTGGCCATAACACACAGTCAACACACCAACTACGTCCTTATATGGTTTGTATCTGACACCTTCCAGACCATCGTTACCACTGGGGCCAGTGATTAACACAGATGCTATGGCAATAGCCCCGCCACTTATCGCCGCTATTACGCTATTTCGTAGTGCCGGTGACATTGCCATTCAATCTGTCCTCACGCTCTTTGCGCTTGTAGTACCAGTTGATGCCAAATGTGCCGACAGTACAAAGAATACCAATGATTACAGCCCAGTCATTCAGGGAGAGAATGCCCCCCATCGCAGTCAGTCCTCCGAAGCTGTAACTGAACCATTCTCTGATTTTGTCCATACGGTACATGCTCTACCCCTTCATTGAGGGGATTTGCTCTATTTAATTAGGAATAAGGTCGATTACTGATAGAACAAATCCAGGCTACTGTGTTTAGTAATCAGATTTGTTCGTGACCGATATGCACGGGCAAAACGGCAGGAGGTTGTTAGCGCAGCCTCTTGCCGCCCATTCTCACGAAGCCCAGCCAAGCGCTGGTTTTCTTTTTTGGCAGCGTCCTATCCCGTCACCACGAATGAGAAAGGGTATCTGGATGTGTTCTGGTGATTGGTGATAGGACGCTTTCAGAAAGGTCGTGCTTAAAACGCAAAAAGCCCCGCATCGCTGCAGGGCCTTCTTTCAAATCCACCTTAACAAAGGACGGATTTCTACTGTTAGGGTTATGATATTCTACTTTTCGTCATTTTGCAAGATGCAATCGTTACCGGAATCAAACTTCGCTGGTAACTTTCGATAAAACTACATTTGCAGCAGACTCCTCCATTTCAACCTCGCTAATCAATGATTCATAGAATGGCTTAATAGCCTTATCCCATACGCCTGGTGAAATTGCATCGGTGAACTGACATATCGCACGAAAGCATGAGGACGCAGGTATGCGCTCATACCCACGACCTGAGCACTGCTTGCAGGATGAATAAACTGGAGCGCCCTGTAGTTCTGATTTCTTCCTGTCCAGCGCTATGCCACGCCCACGGCATTTAACGCAAGATGTAGATACAACACCTGCGCCATTGCATTTAGTGCATAGTAATTCCGTTACCTCCACAGCCGTCTTTGCAGGAGTTTTCTCTCCACACCCGGGATGTTTAACGATCCGTTCCTTTTTCCTTAAGACTCCGCGCCCCTTGCAGCACGAACACGTGACATTACTAGCTGCCGACCGGCAGTAATCCTGATACGCGAAAGTTGCGAGCGTTTGCACTACTTTCCCTTTAACATTGGTATCAAGTTTGCGCAAGGCAGCCACCTTGTCGCAATGCTTCATCCCATGCTGTACCAGTAACTGAATTGCCTTACGCTTATCGTTGTCGCTCAGGTTCATCTTGCCGCTGAAAGCACTGAACCCGAGCGGAGCGCGACTTTGCACCATACCAAATGCTGCCATCACATCGGTATTAGTCAGTGAGTCTGATGCTGTTGCTCTCGGTGAATCTGATAGTTGAGGAGACTTCGGAGAGTGGAATTTCACAGTGTTTTCAAGATTCATGCTTTCCCCTTATCCGCCTGAGCTAAATACCTGTCAGCCTGGATTAGTGCATTGCATTCCCTTGCCAGAAGGGAGCGGCGTTTAAAACGCATTGGCGGGAAGTAGAATTTTGCTGAGAGGATGTTAATTGCTTCACGGTTATGGATTGGCTTTATCATCATGCAGCCTCCCTAATAATGTGATCGTCCCTCAAATACAGGCCGCCAAAGCTGTATCTAACCCCCTCCCTTACGTCTTCAAGTTCGCAAAATGGGAAATAGCTCAGATAGAATTCTGCAGCTCTGTCGGCGGCACTAAGAAGCTCTGTCGCGTCATTTACTCGCATCACAAAAACAACATCCTGAAAGATGGCTGCTGTTTCACATGGGTATTTGATTTTCTTTACATATTCACGTGTCATGCAGCATCGCCTCCCGCCTGCTTGTTCAATCCAAGCCGGTTCACCAGTTCACGCTCTCGCTCATGCAGATAATCCATCGCCTTCTGGTGTTGCTCCGTCATCTCTCTGACGCTGCGCAATTCAGCTTCGTCACGTTCACGCTGCTGTTTTGCCTGGTTAATGCTGGTTATGCTGCACATTGAGATTCCCCCATGCGGAGTTGAATTCCGTCCTGATACCAGTCTGGCAATGTGAAATCGATGCGCCCTGTAACACCATGCGCCCTTAGCTCCTGTAACCGCTTCAGTTCGCTCTTCATGTGCTGGTATATCTCATCCATCTGCCAAGGCTTTAAGCGCACAGGAATGCATGCCAGACGCGCTACACGCTCTATTGTCATCTCCCCATAGACAATCTCCGCATGCGCGGTGAATTCGTATGGGTCCTCTTCGAGTTTTCGGTGACAGCCAATGCAGTGGGCGAAGGCGTTATAGGGATGGTATCGGGTTGCTTTGTGTCGTCGGGATTTGAAGTGGGAGCAGTGGAGTTTTTGTCTTTCGTGGTGGAATGTTCGTCCGCAGTAATCGCAGATCCAGTCCGTTCGCTCCCTCACCAGTTGGGAGAAAACGTCATCAAACTTATCTCTCTTTAGCGCCATTGCGTCCCCCTTTTGTCATTTTTTCAGCATATTCAGGCCAGTGCTTTTTAAGTATTCCGTAAGGAACCCTCAGGCTTATTCCATGTCGATTAGCCCAGTTAACCAGGCTGTTTCTGGTTCTGCCAAGTGCCGCCGCCATTACTTCTGCCGGAACCTTACCGGCGACGCGCCTGATGTAATCCTGCTCCCTCGGTGAATATGGCTTGACGCTATTCATCGTCTTCTTCCTCGTGCATCGAGCTATTCGGATCGCTCATCAGTTCTGCGCAACAGTGCTCACAAACGTGAACTTCCAGCACATGCAGCTTCTGACCGCAGTTAGCGCACGTTAAAGCTCGATCGACGCTTTCTTTCTGGTATTGCATGATTTGAGTTGGGCTAAGCATGGCTATCACCACCTACAAGCCGCTTATAGGCATCAATATCCCTTTTCGCTTCCCCTAGTCTTCGTTTTAGCTCAGTGTTTTCTGATTCCAGCTTTTCAATGTCCTTTTGGTATCGATTTCTATGTTCTTCCCAAGCGTCCCGATACGCTTTCATTTTTGTTATGGTGGATTTTCGTTTCGCCTGACGAACTGCATGATGGTTTTCAATAAACCAGTCAGGGTCATTAAATGCGGCACGCGCGCATGTATACCAATAATTTGTTGCCTCCCTGTTTAGCCAATAAATACTGATAAATGGCAACCGGATAGACACCATTTTTCGTTGAGACTCTTTCTCGCCAAACATGTGCCCTTTTTTGATGCTCAGGCCAAATCCTGGTTGAATTAAAAGCATTGTCATTTCCTCGCACGATATCTTAGCCACCGGATATCCCACAGGTGAGCCGTGTAATTGAAGGTTTTTACGTCTGATTCATTTGGTGCTGGCTTGGGTTTATTTCTGGAGCGTTTCGTTGGAAGGTATTTGCAGTTTTCGCAGATTATGTCGGTGATACTTCGTCGCTGTCGTCTCATGTCTCCATCACTCCTCTTGTCTCCGCTTTAAATCCAGGTACTCGCAATTGTCAGGAATGGTTAGTCGCAATCCCTTCTGATGCGCCCACTGGTCAATATCTGTCAGATATTTATGCATCTCTCCGATATCCAGTTGTCTTGTGGACTTTACATAGCGCGTCATCCCAAAAACGGTTACAGGCGTTGCCGGGCAGTACATGTCCTTGAGCCATTCATGGACTTCTTCGTCGGTGAAACGGTCAACGCCTGTAGCAGACAACTGATCTGCTATTTCCGTGTTCCATTTCCACATGAGGCTGTTTTGAGGTAGGGACCGTTTTTCGCGGTACTCGGAGATTTTTATGTGCCAGCGTTTGCCGGTAGATAGGATTTGCTTCAGAACTAACCAGAATTGCGATTTATTAGTTTCGTGCAGAATGAACTCCTGCATGCTCACCTCCCATCTGTAGCTACCTTTAATTGACGTTCAATAGCCTGCCGGAGTAACTGAGCCTGGTAGAAAGCCTTGTCTGACATTTCACTTCCGTCAGTGCTGATAGCCATGAATTGCTGCCCCATGTTTACAGTGTTGATTAGCGCGTCGCATAGATGTCGAAATTGTCTGCGCGTTAGAGTTACGGTTTTCTCGCTCATACTCACTCCTTCACTTTGATTCCAGCGGCGCGGATGGCTTCTGCGCATTCCTGAATTCCAGCGTTTCTTCCATCATCCCAATCAACCAGGTCAGGAATGGGGTAGTCATCGCTGGAGATATCATTTTTTGCTGGCAACTCAATTTCGATAGCTGCGCGAGACTCTCTCCACGCCATCCACATCAAATGAACTCTTTCATGCACATAACTTCCGCTATCGGTTTTCTGAATAAACCAGCCTTTTCCGCCTATTACGCTTTCAAACTGCTTTCTTGATTCGTCCATATTCCTCTCCATCACCGCTTGAACCAGGTGAAATTAGTAAACTGCGACATGTTTATCTGCATGAGGCGCTTAAGCACCCTGTCTCGCGGCCTGCTCTTTGGTTTAGGCCTGCGCTTGTATCGCTCTCTAATCGGAAGTCTAGAAGCTTTCCAGTAGCGATAATGCCGTGCTCCTGACTCTTCAAGGTCGGCATTAATTAATTGAGCCAATGTACTCATCATTCCTCTCCATCAGCGTGCTATGGTATTAGTCTTTTCATGTCTGCAAATCATGATTAACAGACCTTCTTTTGTCGCCACTTTTACAGTATCTCCTTCGCTTACCTTATCCAGTTCGTATGCTTCATATAGCGCATCAACCGCCTTCTGCTTTGCTGACACTTTTCTACGCTTATCCCACTGTTTAAGTGCCTTTGTAATAATCCACTGGCCTGTTTTAAACATAATGTAGGCGTAACCAAGAAGGCTTAAGCCAACATTTAGTGTTACTAATAAATCCTTCACTTACCCTCTCCACCAAATAAAAATGCCTGCGATTACCAGCAGGCCTGCTATTAACTCAGTGATGTAGATAGTCATACGTCAGCCCCTTGTGCATATCGCTTTCTGCGTCCAGCAGGTGCATTTGATGCCGTGCAAATCTGTCTGGCTTCGTTCTGGTCACATCCAACAAAGTGTCCGTTGCAGAACCGCTGGTAAACCGTACCAAGCGAGCCAAAACGGTTTTTCGTCACGATGATTTCAGCAAATGGCGCGGCGCTACTGTTCTCGTCATATACCGCTTCCCGATAGAGCATGATGATTGAGTCTGCGTCCTGTTCAATGCTTCCTGAATCACGCAAATCTGCGTTTGTCGGGCGTTTGTTTGGTCGCTTCTCAACATCGCGTGAAAGCTGGCTTAGTGAGATAACTGGAGTTTTCAGGTCTTTCGCCATCGCCTTCAGGCTACCGGAGATGTGAGCAATTGCGAGATCATTACGTTCCGCTTTTGGTTTCTCAATTAGCCCGAGATAGTCAGCCATAATCAGTGACAGATTCGGGTGCTCCTGCTTGTGGCGTTCGGCGATGGACCTGATTTCTTCGACAGACAAACGTGACGCGTCAACTACCCACACATCCAGATCTGCCAGCAACTTCATCCCGCTTGCAACTCTCGCCCATCCTTCATCATCCATACGTGACGGGTTACGCAGCACACTCACCGACATCATTCCTGCGCCGGCAATCCCCCTCTCAACAACCTGAATGGCGCTCATTTCCATCGAGAAAATCAACACGCCGCGCCGGACGTCAGAACCAGGAATAACACGACTTGCCACGCCTTCGGCTATCTTTAGCGCCAGTTCGGTTTTACCCATACCAGGACGAGCAGCAATAATCACAAGGTCTTCTGCGTTCATCCCTCCGGTGATAGCGTCAAGCTCTTCGATTCCTGTCTTCAGGGTATCCGACTCTTCTCCGTTCCTCAGACGCCTGTCAAGCGTGTCAGTGTAGTCATTGATGATTTCCCCCAGTCTCACAGGTTTAACCTCGTTACGCGGCTTCCTGATGGCTGACAGGCGCTTTACAAGCTCGTCCATCGCGCTGCCTGAAGCATCCAGCGTGCCGTTACTGATTGGCTCTCGCATCTCATCCAGTAGCTGTAAAACCTGACGCCGTTGATAACTGTCTGCAACCATTCCGGCATAACCTTTCAGGTTTGCAGCGCTGGGACATGACCGCGCAGTCATCATCACCGCCGTTGCGTATTCATCCCCGCACTCCTCGGCCACCATCAGACCATCAATCATGTTCCTGTTTCTGGCCTGCTTTCGGATAACTTCAAAAGCTTTCCGGTAGAGCGGAATTGAGAATGCTTCAGGCTCCAGTGTTGCCAGAACGTCACTTGCGGTTGGTGTTAATCCACCAATCAGCAAGCCACCGATAACGCTCGCTTCGATATCCTGTCTCATACAATCCCCCTGTCTGCAAACTTCCCTTCCCGAACTCCCGTTAACGAATCTTCCCTCAGCAGGTAATCAAAATCAGCCGTCCAGCCTGTGTCGTTGTCTCCGAAGTAAAACGGCCTGGCCTGATGCACAAACGCCCTGACATACGCCCTGAAACCGTCCACGTTTGGCGTTTTCAGTTGCGGGATGATTTTCTTCAGGCGGCGTTTCCGTTTCTCGTTGACCGAAACAGCGTGTGGAAGTCTGTCGCCAACTTCGGTGTTGTAGGCGTTCAGGAAGGATTCGTAGTCGATGCGTTCTGCCTTGCGACGTTCAGGTTTAACCTGCCCATCACCACCCCCATTGGGGGGTAGGGGGGTTTTATTATTGTTAACTACCTTCTTGTTAACTACCTTCTTGTTCTGTTCATCGGATGGTTTATCGCATGGTTCATCGGGTGAATGCTTCAAAGCCGCGCCATTGCTGGGTTTGTTGTTATCGGATGGTTTATCGCATGGTTCATCGGGTGAAATTTCCTGATATTGACCATAATTTGTGATTGATATCACAGTTCCAAAGCGAGTTCCCTTAGTGGTGATCATCCCTTCTTTGACAAAGAAATTAATCATCCTGGTCACTGCCTGAGGGCTTTTTTCATGACCATCCTGATCGCGTAATTTCCTTCCCATAATCGCCGCTGTCGTCACCAGTTCTCCAGGCATAAGATCCCATTCTCTTCCTGAAAACTCTACTGTGCGATGTTTGTAGGAAGCCTCTCCAATGAGACGAATCCACATCGCAAGTTTTGCTGTATCCTTTGCCCACTCCTTAGACAGAAGACTCCTGAACAAGGAAAAATGCCCCTGCTTTTGGTTTTCCATCCGTGAACTCCTGCGCCCGTGTGCAGCGCTGAAATCGTAGACTTGTGCTGTGTTTTCCATTGCTATCGACCCTCACGGAATACTTTCAGGATTTCGCTGAATTGATCCACCGAGAATTCTTGCTTGAGGAGTCTTTCGAGGAAAGAATTTGGGATGAACGTATACCCGTTTTCTACAGGCAAATCCTTCAGGAGCGCCTTTGCCTCAGACTTCATAAGTTCAAACTTAGCCACGCTGGAAAACGTCATTGCGGTTTTAGAATCAATGGACTGAAGGAAGCGATTTCGCTTAACTTCTTTGTGCATTTCGGTATTTTTTCGCATATAATTACCTCTCCTGATGCCTTAGAAATCCATCTGTATTTGCTCAGAACGCTCGGTTGCCGCCGGGCGTTTTTTATTTCTCGGCATCACAGCTTCCACCGCTTGCCTTGCTACTTCCCTGATTAAGCTCGTCTCCCATACCTTCTCCAGAAGAACGAACGTCACCGCCATATCCTGAATGTTCAGGCGGCTTACTTTTGAATCAGACCATCCCGCCATCTTTGCGAAATTTGTCTGACCCATTGATACGAGTCGGGCGCGAAGCTCTGTTTCCACTTCGCGTATCTTTTTGCTGTGATTTGTGAGTTCCATTACTTAGTATTTCCTGTAGTTAATAGTTAGTTGTGGCTATGCGCATGAACGCATAAACCTGTGGTTGATTTGTTATCTGGAGTTCGCTTTTCAGCGACGTAGGACGAGTGTCCGTTGTGAAAAGAGGTATTAAAGCTTATGCTGATAAAAGATTTTTTTTACTTATTTCAAGTAAATCAACTGCTTGAAACTTCCCCCCAGAAATTTCTTCAATTTTTGAGGCGTATCTTGTTTTCCCAAAAAATTCAGTCTTAGGGAGAAAGCCATTTTTGAGCCATTTATAAACTGCTCTCTCGCTAACTCCGCAAGCCCTAGCAACTTCTGGGATGCCGATACCTTTAATCGGCTCATCAAGATTTTGCATTGGCTACTCCTTTTTGTACTTTCAGTACACATTATGATTGAACTGAAAGTTTTTGCAACTACTTTACTATCGAACTCATGGTTCAGAATGAAAAAGTGCGTCAGGAATTTGCTCAGCGGCTAGCGCAGGCCTGTAAAGAAGCTGGGTTAGACGAACATGGTAGGGGAATAGCAATTGCTAGAGCCCTTGATGTATCGTCAAAAGGTGTCAGCAAATGGTTTAATGCTGAGTCTTTGCCGCGTCAGGAAAAAATGAACGCTCTGGCGAATTTTTTAAAAGTTGATGTTGTTTGGCTTCAGCATGGTTCTGTAAGGCAAAGTACAACTACAGATCCACAATCTTTAACTTTTGTTGGTCAGTTGAGAAAGGGACTTGTTCGAGTGGTTGGAGAAGCTATTCTTGGCGTTGATGGCGCTATAGAAATGACTGAAGAACGTGATGGATGGTTAAAAATATATAGTGATGACCCAGAAGCCTTTGGTTTGCGTGTAAAAGGCGATAGCATGTGGCCACGCATCAAATCTGGTGAATACGTTCTTATAGAGCCAAACACGAAAGTATGTCCTGGGGATGAGGTTTTCGTAAGAACTATCGAAGGTCATAACATGATTAAGGTGCTTGGTTACGACCGAGACGGAGAGTATCAGTTTACAAGCATCAATCAAGATCACCGTCCAATTACATTGCCATATTATGAAGTATCCAAGGTGGAATATGTGGCTGGAATTTTAAAGCAATCACGACACCTTGATGACATAGAAGCAAGGGAATGGTTGCGTAATAATTAAGCCAATGGCCTGATGAGATATTCGGGTGATGATGGACTGAAGGGATGTTTGGGTAACAGTGATTGTGTGAAATAGGTCGCAGAAATGCGGCCTTTTTTTCGGTTATCGATGTCACCAATGGTAAACAGTTTACCAAAAGACTTGATCTATTTGGTTTACCATGTCACTCTTGGTTAACTAACTTACCAACGGTAAAGCATTAACCATTGGTGACATCGATAACCAGGAGTTTATGATGAAGAAATATGCTATATGGAACAACAAGGGAGGAACAGGGAAAACAAGCCTGTCATTTCAAGCCATTTGCAGATATGCAGAAATTCACCCGCTTGAGCGCGTGTTGGTTATTGATGTGTGCCCACAGGCAAACTTGTCAGAGCTTTTCCTTGGGGGATTAATCGGTAATGGAAGCATAAACTTATTGACCAGGCATGATATAAATAATAGATGTACTTTGGGTGGTTACTTCCAAATGCGCCTACCGACGCCTTATCAAAAACCTATTTTTGATGCCCACGATTATTTGACGCACCCAAAAAAATTCAACGAACATATTCCAGCCAATATATCACTGATATGCGGAGACCCGCTTCTTGAGCTTCAAGCAAACGCTATCAACACTCTTGCTAATCAGCAGATTCCTGGAACAAATGCATGGGTAAGCATCATTGATTGGATTAATGATCTGATTAAAGATCTAAATGATGAGTACGATGTTTTGTTTATTGACTGTAATCCTAGTTTTTCAATTTATACTCAAATAGCATTAGCTGCTGTAGAAAAGCTCATCTTGCCAGTTATGGCTGATGATTCCTCTCGTCGTGCCATTCAAAACGCTTTCTCTTTGATTTATGGGTTAAAATTGCCATCTGACATCTATGCCTCCTACGCATTTGCAAACAAACTTACCATGGTAAGTAGACCACTACCAAAAGTGCATATGATCGCAAAAAACCGTCTTACACAGTATATGGGGCCTGCATCAGCCTATGCCGCAGTTCTGAAATCAATCGATAATGATATTCAGCAACTATTACTGAGCAACCCAGAAATTTTCGACTTCGAAAATGTTGAAGAGGGAGTGGTAAATATTAAAGATTTTCAGACAACTGGTGTTGTTGCCTTTGCTAAAGGGTGTCCATTTTCGATCCTCCCAACAGGCAGTGTACGAGTTATGAACAGGAGGGTAAAAGTTAATGCCCCATATAAACAATCTTGCCTAGAGGCCATTGATAAAATGGTGGTTAAACTATAAATCAACCAACCCGGCCACCGCGCCGGGTTTCCTTTTCCTGCCGATCCCTACATCAACCATTCGCCCACCAACGTAACTCATTGATAATTATGCCAACGCATCGCTATTTCATCCATTTGCCCGCCACTTTGTCACCACCCAGATACCTACTCTTCCAGTAGCTTCACAGCAAGTTTCATGCACTGCAACTGGTCGTCATCCCACTTATCCAGACCTTTCGCTATCTCCGTACGAATAACGTCAGCTATAGCTACTCTTTTGGTCTCATGCCCCTCCGCAACCATAGCAAACACGACATCACCGACAATCCTGCACATTTCCTGATAGCGCAACTGCGCCAGCTCTTCGCTTTTCATACTGATACCTAGCTCGTTTTTTGTTCAGAATAGTATGACATAGAGGATTTATAAAAATAAATTCATTTATATTTCAAAAACGTACTAAAAGAACAGAGCATTTACGATAATAATGTACCAATAGTTCTTGCATATTACGTACTATTGGTTCAATATAAACACATCAACAGGACGCACTACTCACCAGGACGGTGAAAATACAACGATTCAGTGATGAATCTACGCGGCTGAAAAGCCGGAACGACCAAAGTGAGCTTTGGGGTGAATGCAGAAGCTAACCTTCTCGGCGGAGGCGCTTGGCAATGAGTACGCGACCGGAGTTAGTCGCCCGGCTGTATTCACCACCAAAGTTCATCAGGAGGTCACTATGACACGCAGAACAGCTTTCAATGGTTCAGCAGCAGGTCGTCGCCGAGAACGTCGCGCTGCGCTTCAGAATGAGACTACAGCCAGTTCAGAAGTATTGCACCGCCCCACCCTTAGCCGTGTACAGATTCAGGCCAAAGGAAAACATGAAACGCCAAAACGTATTGAAGACGCAAAATCACTTCAGTTCATGGCGAAAGATGCATTCTGGCAACTGGAAGAATATAGACGCCATCTGGAGCGGGCAGCCATTGTGTACGCAAATGAGTTTGGTCACAAACCTGCTGAAACTGGCGTGTGTTTACCAGATGTTGCGATCTACAATGCTGGTTACAGAGGAGCAAAGTATGTAACTGCGAGATAATTACAGGAGTATTAACTTGAAGAGCACAGTCAGCTACACAGCCATGCGAGTAAAACAATATGGTGGCGTCCCTTCAGTAGAAGTTCAGTGTATAGATTCACGCACCAAAATAAAATCTGATTGTTTAATTCTGTTCAAAACACTTGATGAAGTAATCTTCCTGGGAGCAGAAAACCTACACCCTCTTATAAAAGCAGAAATGAGACAGTGCGCACTAAATGCACTACAGGAAGGAAAAGGGAAATTACAAATAGAAGCAAAACAAACTTTAACAGAACTTGAAAGCAGCAGAAAAAGACAAGCCAATAGAGCAAGACAGTTCCATGATGCTATAGCCGGATGGAGTAGAGAATTACTTTCATTAAACGTTGATATTCAAAGAGGACTGGATACTCCAACAATAAGGTCGAGAATAGGAACTTTAGCAGAAAGCATGGAAAAACTTAAACCTAAAAAATAGTCTGCAAATACTTTTTTAGTATAAAACATTTCATCTAATCAGGTCGCAATGCGGCCTTTTTTATTGCCAAAATTTAAGGAATAACAACATGACCAAAGAAATTGTGACATTCAAGGGATTTAACAAAGACCTAAAGTGCCGTGGCTTTCAGTTTGCAATCGGTGAAACCTTCCATCACGATGGAAAAGTAGAGGCTTGCGGTTCTGGATTTCACGCCTGTGAATGTCCTTTCGATGTTTTCAGTTATTATCCGCCGGCAGAAAGCCGCTATGCGGAAACAATATCTTTTGGTATTACAGACAGTGAAGAAGGAGGTGACACTAAAATAGCCAGTTCCAGTATCACAATTAAGGATGAGTTAACGCTTCCACAGTTCATTCAGCGTGGTATTGAATGGATTTGGAGCAAGATAGATAAGTCGCTTGAGCAACAGATCATATCTGGCAACTGGTCAGCAGCAACCAACACTGGCAAACGGTCAGCAGCAACCAACACTGGCAACCGGTCAGCAGCAGAAGTGTCTGGATCGCAATCCGTAGCGGCATCACTCGGAATAGAAGGAAAAGCCAGGGCATCTGAAGGCGGAGCAATTGTACTTTGCTATCGCGATGAAGATGGCGAGTTAATTCATATCCGCGCCAGCAAGGTTGGCGAGAACGGTATTATGCCGGATACCTGGTATCAACTGGATGAAGATGGTGAGTTTGTAGAGTGTGAGTGATGCACTTAATGCGGATTCTGTGATTCCGCATTGCGAGCAATATCGCTCGTAACCAAACGAGGACGACGACTCGTTCTGGTTAATCGAAAAATCATCCCTTGATGTTATTTGCCGCTCGTAGTCAGGGCGGCTTTTTTATCGCATATCCACAGCGCTTCATATCGAGGCGTTTTCGCTATGCCAATAAATAAAAATGGAGAATCCCACGATGACATTTGCTATCGCGGGCGGTGCCGTCATGGGTATCGCCCAACTTAATGAATCACTTTTAGAGCGTATAACCAGAAAATTACGGGCCGGATGGAAACGTCTCGGTGAAATTCTTAATCAGCCAGGAGTGCCACGCCATGACCATTACGCCTGTTAATGGAACAATTCTTGTTCAGCAAGGAAACAGGGAGTTCAACAAGCTATATGAGAAAGTATTTCCGGATACAAAACAGGGAATGTCTGATGCGTATACATGGGCTGCCGGAATAGCTCTTGGTTGGGATAAGTGGCAGGACGAAGAATGGGAGGCGCGTCATGTTGCATGATTTTGATGATGAAGAATTTATTGCTCTCATTTCTCCTGAAATTGATGAGGAAGTGGAGCAGCAAATTAACTTAGCCGCAGAACGGCAGAATCCGGTTATTAGCTGGGATGAATTTGCGGGGTATTACTCATGAATCTGGATCAGTTAGATGAACCGTTCGCAGCTGAAGATATTGAGTGGCGAATACAGCAAAGCGGTAAAACACGCGATGGCAAAGTGTGGGCTTTGGTGCTGGCTTATGTCACAAACAGGGCAATCATGAAACGCCTGGACGATGTTTGCGGCAAAGCAGGATGGCGCAATGAATACCGCGATATTCCCAACAACGGTGGCGTTGAATGCGGCATATCAATCAAGATTGATTCCGAATGGGTAACTAAATGGGATGCTGCTGAAAACACACAGGTAGAAGCCGTCAAAGGTGGCCGCTCCGGCGCAATGAAGCGTGCTGCCGTTCAGTGGGGAATTGGTCGGTATCTGTATAACCTTGAGGAAGGTTTTGCGCAGATATCCAGTGATAAGAAACAAGGATGGCACAGGGCCAAACTGAAGGATGGAACAGGATTTTACTGGCTCCCTCCATCGCTGCCGGGATGGGCCATGCCAGCATCAGGCAATCAACCATTACCAGAAAATACCAACCAGAAATCACCATCGGTTGACTGCGAGCAAATCCTGAAAGACTTCAGTGAATATGCAGCAACAGAAACTGACAAGAAAAAGCTAATTGAGAGATACCAGCACGACTGGCAATTAATGGATGGTAACGAGGAGGCGCAGGCTAAATGCGTTCAGGTAATGAATATCAGAATAAATGAGCTTAAACAGGTGGCTTAATGAGAAGATTAAACATAACTCCAGCGGAGATGGAGTCAGTTTGCGGTCGCATGGTAGCTTGCCGTGCAGCAGAACATCTGGGCCTAAACATAAATCAGTTTTATTACATAGCAAAAAAACTGTCATTAAAAACGGCATTCGTTAAGCCAAGATGGAGCGAAGACGAAGACAAAAGAATGCAGGCGCTTATCTCATCAGGCTATACACAAAGAAATGTAGCAAAAATTATCGGGCGAAGTGAAGAGTCGGTAAAAAGCAGGCTATCACGTTTACGAAAGAAATAACCCTATACCTACCACATTATTCGGATAACCTACCATGGAGTAAATTATGCCAGCGCCTCTATATGGTGCGGACGACCCGCGTCGCTGTTCCGGCAAATCCGTCTCAGAGGTGCTGGATAAATTCAGAAGAAACTACGACCTGATAATGTCACTACCGCAGGAAACGAAAGAGGAAAAGGAATTTCGTCACTGTATATGGCTTGCAGAAAAAGAAGAACGCGAGCGAATTTACCAGACATCCATCCGACCATTCCGCAAAGCAACATATACAAAATTCATTGAAATCGACCCGCGCCTGCGTAATTACCGCTCACGTTATGGCGCAATAAGTAATGACTGAGGAATTTACGATGAGAGGACTTGCATACAATCCCGACATTCTACCAGCCGAACTTATTATTAGGCACAAAATTAAACCAATGCCTACACGCGAAGAATTATTGCAGCGCAATTCATTCCCTTCTATTAACGAGAATAAATATTTGAATGCGATACTGAGGAAAGATAAATGCAAGAGGTAAAAATTTACACCGCGTCCCCATCTGATTTATCTCCACCGGTACAGTCTGAATCGTTCTGCGTTGACATGGTTCTGGCGTCTGATTATGCGGAGCTTGAGGCTAAATACGCGGCGCTGGCTGATTTATTTGGTGATGTGAAAGAGATTTTTGGTTTTAAGTATCGCTATTTCATTTCCTCAAAGGGGCTAATTTTCTCAATGGCTTCTGGCAAGCTAAGACAGTTAAACCCTTCTATGCGCGGCAAGAACAGAAATCAGTATTTGTTCGTTAGGCTGGAGCTTGAAGGGGAACTGAAAGGCGTGAACATCCACCGATTAGTTGCTGAAAACTTCATCGGGCCTAAGCCATCTGATGAGCACGTAATTAACCATAAAGACGGCAACAAACAAAACAATGATGCATCAAACCTTGAGTGGACAACGATAGCGGGTAACACTCAGCACGCATATAGAACTGGGTTAGCCGGAGGAAGAAAGCACGGTTCGTATAAAGGCCCAGTTTGTGCAGAGAATGAGGAAGGTTTTGGGTATGTGTTCTTTGATAGCAAACAGGCTATTGAGGCTGGCTTTAACCCAAATTCAATCAGGGACGCTGTAGTTAAGCCATGGAAGAAATTATTCGGATTCTATTTTAGCCGCATCAATAACACAGGCCAACTTCGCAAAGGCGGTGCAGCATGAGCATTATTAAAGGTCAGCTTATCAGCAGTCAGCGCTACCTCGACAAGGCAAAGGTAAACGACAGAGCGGCAAGATTTAAGCGTTTTATCGTATCTGTTTACCCGATAGTTCTGCGTGGGCAGCAATACACCATCCTGATGGATGGCCACCACAACTACGCGGCGGCAAAACTGGCTGGCATAGAACCTGATTACCGACCAGTCACCAAAAAGGTGCAGCGTATTCTCGGTGAGATGTCATGGCGCGAGCGCGAGGCATTCTTCATCAACAACGTTACAGACAGCAACTACTACTTTGTTGAAACAGGCGAAGTGGTTCATGAGTTGGTTATGCCTGACACGTCCTGCAAATTCCAGGCGCACGCAGGTAACCAATGGATTTTTGGGGGTACAGCATGACAATCGACAAACAGGCGCTGCGTATTAGTGAGCTTGAAGAACTCAACGAGCTGCTGCGTGAGAAGGTCAAAAAACTTGAGTCTGACCTGTGGGACAAAGAACAGTTACGCCATGTTTACAGCGAAAAATCCTTTGATCTCCAATGCAAGGTTCGTGAACTGGAGGCGCGGGCTGTCAACTTACCAAAACGCAGCGTTGGTGAGGTCATGCACCTGAGCGGATTCAGCCGGGATTACGCCGAGGGTTGGTGTGCTGGTAATGACAATGCGATACACGAAATACGCGCCGCTGGCATCAAGGTTAAGGAGTCGTGATGATTCACTATCATGGCGGACCTATTACCCCTGATACGTGTGCTATGAAGGCATGGAAAGGACGCCATGCGTTTATCAGTTTCGCGCATTCCGGACAAATTAACCTCGCGGCTGAATACTGCCAGTCATTCGCGCTGGACAACGGCGCATTCACTGCATGGAAAGCAGCCGGTAAAAACAAAATCGACTGGAGCGATTATTACGAATTTGTGGCGCGCTGGAAAAATCACCCTGGATTCGATTTTGCCATCATCCCGGACGTCATCGACGGCGGAGAGGATGAGAATGAAGCCCTTCTGGATGAATGGCCGCACGGGGAATTTTTTGGTGTCCCAGTATGGCATATGAACGAGAGTGACGAGCGGTTTATCAGGTTGTGTAACGAATATCCGCGTGTAGCGATAGGAAGTTGTGGAGACTATGACGTTAAGCGCCCAAACCTTGCTGTTGCCAGAATGAAAGACCTGATTCGCCACATTATTGACGTTCATGGAATGCCGGTCACGAAGTTGCATGGATTGAGGATGTTGAACCCGCTAATTTTCACAAAGCTACCATTAGCCAGCGCGGACAGCACGAACGTCGCCCGTAACATCGGAATAGACAAAGCATGGTCTGGTGCTTACGCGCCAGCTTCAAAGGAAACCCGCGCCGCATTAATGGTTGAGCGCATTGAATCGTATAACAGCCCCGGTTCTCTCGCGTATTGCGAAAAGCGTGACCGGTTCAATATGCAACTGCAATTGGCAGTTTAAGGACTAACCCATGACCACTATTACCAGAGAACAGCTACACGAACGCGCACGCCGGAAAGTGAAAGAATTGGAATTTGCCATTACGCAGAGTGCATTTACATCTATTCGTGATGGTCTGAACGATGAATTAGAGCTGGCGCGTATCGCGCTGGCAGCGCTGGAGGCTGCGCCGGAGCCGGTTGTGCCAGAGTCCATCAGTGTTCGGCAGGCCATTTCTGCTCTTGAGAGCGCAGATTGTGTAACGACTATTGGCCAGGCGTACAAAATGGGATGGAACGCCTGTCGTGCTGCCATGCTTCAGGGTAGCCAACCTGTAAGTAATCGTGATGAGTTGCAGGTAATCGGCTGGTTGCGTAGTGACTACAACAGCGACGACAAACGCGATCCTGACGCTCCGCTATTTATGTTGGGCAGTAATAACCCGTCTGAAACGTGGGGAGTGAAATATATGCCTCTAACTGGCAACTCTCCGGTAACTCCGGATGGCTGGATAAGCTGTAGTGAGCGAATGCCGAACGATAAAGACTATGTTTGGTGTGGGGGAAGTCTTACGGCTGGACTGAGTGCGATACCTTCGAAGGGTATTACGATTGGTCGAGAAACAAATGGTGGGCAGTTACTGACGATGTGGAAGAACCGGCATCGAAAGTAACCCACTGGATGCTGCTACCAGAACCGCCGCAGCAGGAGGTGAAGTAGTGAATACCTCAGTAATTCGAACATACACAGAGCAGCTTGAGTCCACCATCGAAAAAGGCGTTGAGTTACGAGACTCAATGCGTCAGGAGATATCCCGACTCGAACGACTTGTTAAAGCTCAGAAGTCTGAAATCACCAATGCGGTTAATGCCAAGGAGTTGTACCAGCGCAGGCTTGGTAATTACAAAAAGCGTCTGATAGTTGAGCGGGAGAAGCGGAAGAAACTTGAAGGTCAGATTATCAAGCTAAAGCGGAAGATGAGTAATGGCTAAATCCCCAGCAGAGCGCAACTAACAAACCTCGCACAGTCGAGGTTTTCTTTTATCCGGAGTAACCATGGAATCACACAGCCTCACACTCGATGAGGCCTGTTCATTTCTCAAGATATCCCTTCCATCCAAGTTAGATCCCCAAACCGGAGATAAAACCTATGCGCGAATTACGCGACGACTCACTTGTTGACTTAAAGTTCATGATGAAGGATTCTGGCATGGGCAAGACCTTCATTTACTCAGAAATTAAGAAAGGCCGGTTGCCTGTCCCTCACAAAATCGGTAGCGCATCCAGATGGGTTTATGCCGACTATCAAAACTGGAAACGCAGCCACTTCTCACCCATTCAAAATGTCTCATGAATTGCCTTTGCGGGCATAAATGCGGGCATAAAATTCTTCACTTCTGTAATTCATCATAAATCCCCTGTACTTACGACATTCATTAGGTGTCTGCAGGGGACACCATTGATACCCAGGACATTCTCTTCTTGCTGCATAACCTTTCGAGCGGTTCCCCTTTCATGTTGCTTTTATTGCCCCTATGCAATATCACCGGACATGCCATACGTTCAGCAAAAAGTCGTCATCGGCCGGTTATGACCGATGACATCCTGATGTGGTCTAGAAGCGGTACTGCAACCCCGCGGTAACCGTATAGTTATTATTAGCTATACCTGCGGCATCGCCACCAAAATACGCCGTATCACCGCTGGTTTTATCTATGATTTGCGTACCGCCCTTACCTTCTTCATATTTACTGTAAGCGAACTCAGCAAAGATTTTTGCATTACTGGTAATATAATATCCGGCGTCAATAGAAGCGCCATAATATCGTGAATTTTCCGTTTTTTCACGGAAGGTAAGTTTGCGCATGTAGTGTTCGTCATTATCATGCGCATTTACCCAGTCGCTGTATTTAAACAGTACATTACACTCAAAGTCATTAATACGATAATCACCCGCCAGCCCGATATAGGGCATTTCGAAACGCTGGCTATAACCTATGCCGCGCACGCCATGAGGAAAATTACCAATATACCGACCATTATCATAAATATAAGACCCGCCTCTTGCCGTCCAGCTAAAACGGGTTTCCTGATAGCCCGCTGTCACGCCCGCCTTGTAGTTATCGCCCTGCAATAACCAACCTTTCACATTCAAATCGTATTCATTAGCATAGTTGGCGCTGGTGTCCGGATGAATTGAACGATCGGTCCAGCCTGGCTGCTCACTGCTCATCCAGTCATGGTCAACCATATGACCCGATCCCGATGCCAAAGACGTCCAGCCGCGGGCGTCCAGCGTCATGAACGAATAGGGTTCCCATGATAAATCCCCCTGCAACGTGGCGACATTTTTTATTTTCCAGTCCAGTTGACTAATCTTCCGCCCGGTGTCGGTATCATAAACCAGCTCCCTGGATTTACCATTTAACACTCCCACGGAAAGGGATGTCGTGACGCTATCAGGAGAGACGTCCGGAATAAATAAGGTAGACTCCGCATAAACCGACTCAGAAAATACGGCGATCATCATTACTGCAATAGCATGTTTTTTCAT